CGGCCAGCCATCGTGGTGTGCCAGCGCTTCATGAGAATCCGATTGTCCTGTTTCTCTACGAGCAGTCCATGTGCAAGTGCGGAGCTGTTGCGATGCCTTGTTGTTTCTGTCTGCGCTATCAGTTGGGCTCGACCGTCCCAATTCTCTGAGCCGGTGTATTGCAGGACGCTCTCTACACGAGCTGCTATCTGAGCGGTCGTTTCACCGGCGTCGGTTCCCTCAAGGATCTCTTTGACAATCATGGCGTGCACCTCATCTGGAATGCGGACCAGAAGGTTATTGGTGAGCGCGAGGTTTGCCTGTATGTACGGGTCCTGAGGGTCAAAGTCATAAGGAAGGTGTGCCGCAGACCATCCTTCGATGAGTGCAGGAGTCAGCGCGGCAATGATCTTGTCGACCTGTGCTTGCCAAATTGGGACCGTCGAAGAGACCTCATTGGCGTTCGGCACCGCCTGGAACTCACGCCAGGACGCTAGTACCGCGTCTTTGACTCGACCGAGCCAGAGCTGCAGACCATTCTTGGCTGCCTGGTACACGGAGTCTTCAGCTCCACTACTGGCCATGTATCACACCCTCAGCCTGCAGCGTGGTGAAAAGATTCGCCGGCTCGTGGGCCATTCCTCGTAGAAGAAGAAGAGAGCAGTACGCAGAAAGGCAGCGCTGTAGATCTTCAGCGTCGAAGCCCTCAGCGAAGAACTCGGTCATGAAGGGCAACTGGTCCCAGGCGCTGGCGAGCAGTCGGTTGGCGTGTGCCTGGTCCTGCACCTTGATGCGTGTATGTAGCTCGAAGTGGGGAACGTCTGGCCAACGATGGCGATTGTGGTGGTCGAGCAGACGCTTGCCAGCTAGCTCCAGTGCGCGTCTCACCGTCGCTTCTGCGAGGACGACGATGCCCAGCTCCTGCTCCATCGTTGCCGACGAAGCGACGATGGCACCGCCACCGCCACCACCACCGGCGCCGGCACGTCCTCGACTGGGGCCAGGGAACTCGTTCCTGTTCCTCGCGGTCTGCGGGAACTCGGCAGTAGCCCATGGTGGCTTTGGCGCGGCAACCGCAGTGCCGAGAGTGTCGGGGATAGGCGGCGGGATGTTGCTCTGGATGCCGGTAGGCGGTGGTGGAGGCGGCGGGGCTGCGCCATGACCCGGCGTGATTCCCTGTGCCGGTGGCCCTCCCGGTCCCATGGCGACGCCGCCAGGGGTTGGGGCGATCATCGCCGACTGAGGAATGATGCTCTCGGGGATGCCGATGGCGTGCCGGACGGTCTCGTTTTGAATCAGCGCTGGGTCACGTAGCAGCAGCGCCTTCAGATAGTGCCGCGCGTTCTCCTCGGGCGTGGGAGCATCGGACTCCTTGAAGTAGCCAGCCTCCCGGACGGCATCGTCGCCGAGGAGGCCCTTGTCGAAGAGGTTCAGGGCGTCTTGCAGCCGCTGAGGCCGCAGATTCAGGGGACTGGTATCGAAGTTGTAGGTGTAGCGTGACGGGTCCTTATCCATCAGCCGGAGGGCCGGGATCAGGTAGGCCGATGTAAGAGCGTCGCAGATCCGGTTCATCAGAGGTTCGATGTGCACCTTGATGCCGTAGCCGTCGATAAGGAAGCCCTGCCAATGGTTCGTGTCACCGATACCTTGCAGGGCCTCCGGCGGCATGTCCATGCCGACGCCAAGACGCTCAACGCACTCAGTACGTAGTTCATGGGCATTTTTAGATAGCTCAGTACTGAGCGTCAGGTGCTGGAAGCGCTGCGGGTCAGATGCCTCGATGACCAGCGGAAGGACGCCGAGCGCAGATCCTTCACCTCGGAGGCTGGCAGCGCCGGCCGTAGCCAGTCTCACGAGCAAAGACTCGGCACTGCTGGTGGTGTTCTCTTCCTGAGGCAGGTCTAAGTCGTTGGGGATGATAAGGATGCCATTGCCGACAAGGCGGGAGTCGATCTCGCCGAGGACCATCTTGGTGAGCTGTTCCAGCTCCCGCAGGATCATGGAGCATGAGCGAGCGGGCGAATCGGCACACCAAATGCGTTCAGGGTCTGGAGTCCAGACCCTGGTGACAATGTTCTGAGTGAGGTCGAGGCGGATTGGCTGACCCTTCGGACCCCAGGCCCAGTTCCATTCGCCGTTGGATCCTCGGATCCGTCTGAACTCGCTCGGCGTGACGATGTACCACTTGTCGCGGCCTGAGACTTCATCCGGTCGACCGATGATGTAGCACTCGCCGGAGATGGTGAGGTCAATGCCCATCATTCGGAGTGCTTCCGCCTTAGCGGCTGGTCCACCGAGAAGGGTATCCGAGAGCGCTGATACGTCTTTGTCCGTACATTCCTGTTGAACTCGGCCAAGCTCGTCTACGTCAGCGACATAGATACGGACTCGGGAACAACATTGCCCGACCCAGCTAGCCGCTGCCCGCAGCTCAGGAACGATGCGATAGAGGCGCCATAACTCACGCTGCCATGACTCGTCCCGGAACTTCCAGGTCGCGTACCCAGCATCATCAAAGCGGACGCGTAGCGCAGAGGCGATCAGTGATCGCTGGAGGACGGGAGCTGGAGCATCTTCGGGAACTGCCAGCTGTTTGCCCCACAACGCCATTTACTCTCCCCCTTCGAGGTGCTTCAGGAGGATGGCTATATAAGAAAGTGCAAACCAGGCCGGTGCGGCTATCCACCAAAGACGCAACGGCAGGGTCAACATTGCCCAACCAATAGCGGCTGGGAAAGAAAGCCAGATGCTGGAGCAAGCGGAGCAGTGGACGAGATAGGTGAGTCCGGAGTCTTCTCCGAACTTGTTTACGGCCCAGCGGCGTAACCACAACATGATGCGGTCAGCCGTTATTAGCCGCGTAGCCCTAGCTACGGCTAAAGCGACAAGTGCGAATGAGCCCCATACCACGAATTCATCATAGAGACAATGATCGGAAAGGAAAGGAGGTGAAAGGGAGCTACTTTACACACCCGTATATACGGGTGTACCCTCAGGCGGTGGAGTCCAGCATCAAGATCGAGGTAGAGACACAGACCTGGCGCACCCGCGAACCAGACCCGAACGACCATTGGGACGCGGGAGATGAGGACGGCTACGTCAGTGGCGTGACCGCGACACTTGTCGATCTACCACCTGAGACAGTGGACTACCGCCGCGAGCGCTACGAGCCGGTCGTCGGCCGGGGAGGCTTCGTCTACGTCGTCGTTGCTGACTACACCAGCGGCAACACCTTCGGCACATCGGGCGGCTACTACCAGGTACTCGACGTGTTCACAGAGATCGCCCGTGCAGATGCACTTGCAGATGCAGCGTCAAACGCCACTGGCATGAAGTTCGAGCACGACGGCCAGGAGTACTACGTGAGCTGGACCGGCTACTTCGAGCGGCTCAAGGAAGTGAAGGTGTGGGTTGTCCGAGTCAATTAGCGAGGATGAAGGCCCTCGGATAACAGACTGGGATGAGTCTGAAGATCCGATGTTCCGCCGAGGCTTCGAGCTTGGCGAGATGAATCAACGGCTACTCGATGAGGATGAACTCACACAGCTCCGGGGCGTCGTGGAGAGTCAAGATGTACTGATTGCCACGTTGCAGGATCGCATCAGGCGTCTGAAGTGGATGCAGATATGGCGACCAGGACTTCGCGGTGGTCGCTGTCGTAGCTGCAGCGACGAGGAACCCGATCACCGCATGACATGCCGTCACTACGTTGGTCCACTGCAACACCTCTGGATAACAAGAAGATTCAACCCGACCTTCGGCGGCACTGACTATTACTGCAGCTGCGGCCGATCAGTACGAGTAGACGAAGAGGTTCCAGTCTGCCCCGACGTTGCGCTGACCTGGAGATACTCCACAGAGGAGAGCACATGATCTGGTATTGGTGGCTCATTACCGTGCTTATCGCAGGCCTTTCCTACACGTTCGGGCTGATGCTTGGCTGGAGGCACAGCAACGAACTGGAGAAGGAGCTGGACGGCATGCTCACCCGTGCAGAGGAGGTCAACAACAAGTTGAACGAGCTGTACAAGCAGCAACAACAGGGTGAGAGATGACTAGTCGAGACCGAGGAGACCACCGATGACGGCATATGACAGTCGCTACGAGACGCTCGCTCATAGCCAGCGCGTCGGTGAGCTGATGATCGAGCTGGCTAACGAGATCCTGGACAGATCGACCTGTCACGATCGGTCGAAGACGCTGCCGCCAGAGCTTGAGGTGTTCAACGAGTTCACCCCGAAGATGAGGGAGACGACGTACGGCTCCGATGAGTACAGGGGCTACCTCAAGGCCATGAACGAAGGGCTGAAGCATCACTACGCCTCGAATCGGCACCACCCGGAGCACTTCGCTAACGGCATCAACGGCATGACCCTCGTTGACCTGGTCGAGATGCTGGCTGACTGGAAGGCCGCGACTGAACGCGTTGCCGACGGCGACCTCGCCAGGAGTCTGGAGATCAATCGCGGAAGATTCCACATGACGGAGCAGCTGGTCGGAATCCTGCGGAACACGGCGGAGCACTTCGGCTGGATTCCATCCACCAGATCGACGTGACGGATAACTAGACCAGCGGTACCGTGGGAGATGCCTCCCCGCCAGAGGCGCCCTTTCCCCCGAGGGTGAAGCTGCCAGGACCGCAGATCCTGGCAGCTTCCTATGTCAACTGGCTGATGGGCGTTTCAACCCAACGTCCACCGATGTGGGTCTCCACGCGAACATGCTCGGTCGGGATGACGATGCTGGATTCCAGTGCCGCTGCCCGGCCTGTCTCGATGCGCAGCCAGAGCTGGAACTCTTTGCTTTTAACCATACGCAGGAACGCGGCCCGCTTGTTCTGGAGCTGGCTACGCTCCTCACGGGACTCGCCTCGGGCGCCAGAGGGGTGATGGATGACGCGGGCTCCCGTGTCCCGCTTGTTCTGGTTCTGGCCGCCCTTGCCGCCGGAGCGAAAGTGCTGGACCTCGCAGTCGTGGATGGTGACACTCAGGATGCGTCGTCGCGCCCCTGGCTCAGCTCCTCAGTTGCTCATCCCTTCACGATAAACGTCAGGGCGCCCAGCGCGAGGCCCAGGGCGACCAGGTTGATGCGCGGGGAGATGTGCGACGAGGCGAACGCTGCTATAACGAAGCAGATCACGGCCAGGAGCCACAAGATCGTATCTAAACTCATACGCACTGTGTACCCAGGGGGAAGTAATGCCGAACACCAACCAGCACGCGGACGCTACGCTCGCCCTCACCGAGCGCGAGGAGGCAGCCCGCAGGCGCGAGGCCGCGCTGAACGTCCTGACAACGCACGCCGAGGCCAACGAGTGGCCCGAAGAGGACTTTCAGCAGGTCAAGCAGGCTCTGGATCTCTGACTAGAAGATCTTGGCAAAGGGGCTTGACCTGACCCGGACGTCCGGGTACCGTTCTCTTCGTAAGGCCAAGATGGGTGCCGCTGCAAGACCCCTTGCAGTCAAACGAACTTCCGCCTTACGATCGACATGCGACATGCTCGGATACCTTGTAGGAGTGACCATGGGCAGCACCGCCACCGCCAATCAGCACGCGACGCGTGTTGCCTTGGTGTGGCTGCCTGGGACACGGCGACCCAGCTTCTACTCCAAGCAGGAGCAGGCTATGGGCGGCGACTAAGTCGGTTGAAGACCCGATCGAAGCCGCTCACCCTGAGACCCAGGAAGCGGCTTCTTTCGTCAATACAACTCCATATCAGCGTGATGTAACGGTAAGCATGGCTGTCTCCAAAGCAGCTCGTCAGGGTTCGAATCCTTGCGCTGGTGCGAGTACCTGAGGAATCAGGTACATGATGATTGAGAATTCCACAGTGGACAGCATGTAGACGTCGCAGTCTCGGCGAGGGAGTTGAGACTGCGGCCTCGGGCACGAGGAAGACGGTTACTCCGTCTGCTTTGGGAGCAGAAGACACCCGGTTCGACTCCGGGGTGCCCGACGTTGACTTCAGCTGGGACCAAGGGCATTGGCGCACTTACCCAGAGGAGGAGACATGTACGACGTTATGGAGAAGCTCGTGGAAGCGGGCTACCAGTACGAGTTCGAGTACGGGGACTACGACTACTCCTGGGCAATCACCCAGGTCTACACGCGCGATGGGCACGTCTTCGACCTCGAAGACTCCGGCTGCTCGTGC